ACACCTGCGCATCGCCGGACACCCACGCATTGCCGTCTTGATCTAGGGCGCTTTCTTTTTCAACCCAGCCACCCAAATCACCTACTGAAACATCACTAAAAGAGATGAGTGCGCGAATGCGGAACAGCTTTTTACCGAAAAATTCCTTAGTCATTTCAGCGACAAGTTCGAACTTTTTCATTTTCAATCCTTATTTCAGGTACAAAAAAAGCCGCTTTCGCGACTGTTAGCATTAAGAAGCGCACTCCGGCGATGAAAATCCCCATTTATCAGAATAGTGAAGTTAAAGTTGGAGTGCGCTTTTGAATGGGTGCCGGTTACGGTTCCGGCCATGCCTCTTCCTCAACGGGTGTTCCCCTTACAGGCTGCCGTTTGTTGGTTGTTCATGCGGTTTGTTGTTGTGACACCGAGGCGCTACCCTCGCTTATTTCCCGCCGCTCACTTTTTGTCTTGGCCGCCAGTTGCTGCGGCTCAGCTGATTTTCGGGGCTTTGCTCTTTCCAGCGTTGCATCGTGCTTACGAACATCACAAGCGGCTGAGAACTGGCCTCAGAGTCTGGGCGTGAAGGCTTGCCATAAACCCTGCAATTCTCATGCGGTTGTGCGCTCCCGTAGGAGCGTCACTTTTGCTCTTGTTATGATGGGCCTACCACTAATTGGCGCGCTTATTCCACCTGTCACAAACCGCTTTATACAAATCATTCGTATAGCGCCCACCTGGTGAGAATTCACTACCTGACTTAGCGCAGCAACTTGAACAGCTGACATAGTAAAAACTACCGGTTTCATCATGTAGAGAGCCAGCAGTTCTGGTAATGTGGACATTATCGCTACCACAAAATGGACATGGTTTTAATTTTTCGCTCATCTCTGAACCCTCAACGACTAGTAATCAAGTCGTACCCTGAACCAAGGCGGCTATCTGTATATCTGCCGCTAGGGCGGTAATAGGCAATTCGGTCAAAACTGCCATCCTGATTAAACACCTCGCCGAAGAAAGGCCAACCAGGGTCAAATTGAGTCCTGTCTTCGGTATATTCGAAGTATTGGCCGTTCTTTGTTTCGTATTTTTCGCCGATGGTAAGCATGCTTAACCCCCTATAGCCGCTAGTCGTTGCTCACATAAAAGGATACCGTCAGTCAGCACCTCTATTTCTTCTTCAAGGAATTCGCTCAGTGATGGTGTTCCTACTGACTGAGCGAGTTTCATGAGTTGCTTACGGTCTTCTAACCGCTCTTTAGCCCACGGCAGCACATAAGTTTTCATGGTCAGTACAGTGCGTGAGTCTGTCGTGCAAAAGGTACTTAATAGCCGGATGTTTTCCTGTATGTAGCTCATGGCTCTTCCGCTCCAATTAGTTAAGTTCACTAATATCTATACCTTGTCGGGCTAACCAGCTAAGAGCGCCTTGCTCTGTTTTAAAGTCCTTTGACTTGCTAAATGTCATAGCTGTGTAACCATTTTCATTCTTAAATACACCGATAGATGATGATTCGTTATTTCCAAAATCTACTTGCTTAAACATATTTTTCTCCCAATTATTTTTATACTCGGTGCCACTCTATGAATGGCACCTGGTATAACTTTTGACCAAGAACTCATACGCCACTATATCCCTCTCGGGGGTGGGGCGGATTTACAGGGCATCCACCGCGCCGCGCATCTCTGCGAATGTAGGAAAGCTGGTCTGGCTTTCGTGTACTGCGTTGTGCTTCGATGGGGTAAATATAGCTTTAGATATATTCATTGTAAATAGCCTTGGTTATATTATTTATTTCTTTGGGTATATTTTATTGATAATAAAAGTAATTTAGTCAGAAAAAATTTTCACTTCGCCCGGCTGAGCCTGTTAAAAAAACAATTGATCGTTAATAGCGATCAATGTCTTGTTATCGATCGTCACAATGAATTTCCATCATTTCGCCGTGGTTGATAGCCTCATTCTTATTTTTGGCGAGGGTTTAGCTGTGGCGGTGAGATGCTCTGAAGGCGTGAAAGCGTTTATGTTTTCTATGGTGTTTTTGTTTGTTGCTTGCGCCGTTGGCATATATTGGGCGGCAAATGGCGGGTTCCCTTCTGCCGGTAATAAATCGCCGTCACAGAGACAGCCAAGCGAAATTAAGGTGAGTGAGAAGGGGCTAGAGCGCGAACTTAATGCTATGCGTCCTGGGCAAGAGTTGACAGTCAGAAAGTCAGAGAAGCGCGGAGAGTGGATTGTTAGGGCGAAAAAAATCCCCGACTAGCGGGGATAAGTAGAGACAACTCCATTAATATGAGATAGAAAATACTGCTGATGGGAACATAGTTAGCTTATGGAGTGTTGCTGAATGGCGCAAGCTGGTAAAGTTGACAGGTGTGAAAAAGCCCGCGCGGGGCGGGCTGGGTTAATTACTTTCCTCTTGGTTTACTTTATCGAAGATATCAGAGCCAAGTTTCTGCACTTCTAAAAAATTTATTATAAAGTAGATGATTGAATAAATAATAAGGATGCAGAAAAAGACAGAGAAGCTAAAGACGATATTAAATCCTTTAATTTCAATATAATAATTTATTTTTTGGAGATATTGACTTAATATCAGGCAAATAGTTGATACACTAAAGTATATTAGGAATGAATTTCTTACTCTTGTTAGGGAGCGTCTTATTTCACTGATATACCCTTTGTTCCTCACTCCAGACATATTAAATGTGACGATTAAGCCGAGACCAATAGAAAACATAATGCCAGAGACGGTGTATAGTGTGGAGATCAAAAAAGTATCTGGCCGTAGCTCAAAAAAGGAGGAACAGACTAAGTTAAAAGTAAAAACTGCTGTAAAATTAATGAGTTTCTTCTTCACTTTTTATTTCAATGAGGTATTTGCTCATCTCCTGAAAAACCATTTGCTCGACCAGTTTACCAGTTTCAGTAATCTCAATGTCAACTGTTTTTGTCTTGAGGAGCTCCTTTCCTTTAACTTCTGATTTTCCATCTTTTCTTTTGAATGTAATGTTATCAAGATCGCTAACTGGCTTAAGTGTTGCCCCTAGTATTTTAGCATATTCCTCATTGGTCATTTTTCTTGGCTTGTTAAATTTGATTAATAACTCTGCGGATACTATTTTATTATTAATCAAATCACTATAGGTGGTTGTATCTGACAATGCCGATTTTATTATATTCATTATCATATCTGGTATCTTAAACGTCTTGCTCTTTTCTTCAGAAACTACTGGTGGCTGAGCTGTGTCATGTTCTTTTTGTTTCTCTTCAGTTTCTTCTACTTCTTTTGATTTACCCGGATCTTTAACCTTAATGAAATCTAAGTCTTTTAGTTGTGTCTGGTTTTTTTTATCAATCATTGGCGTGAACTCTATGAGTTCGTTGTTTGTTAACCAGCATACATATGTCTGAAGGGATGAAATTGTTTTATTTAAAGGGAGATTTGTTACTAAGTAATTATCACTAATGCAAAAGTAAAAATGACTTTTGCAGACGACAGATGATTCTATTCCTGAGTCTTTGAGCTCATCCATAGTAAAAGACTTTTTGTTAAATAACTCATTTGGTATCTGTTCCACCTCATTGCTAGGGGATATCCTTATCATTGTACAAAATATTGACTTACTTTTTTCAGAAACTTGATGAAATGAGATCAGATCTTGTTCTTTCTTGGAATCTTCTGGACTAAGAATCATGCATCGTTCTTTGACACTTTCTGTACTATCCAGTCTTGAAAGTATGAGCGATTTAGCAGGACTTGAGCTCTTAGATAAATCATAATTCTCTACCCTAAAAGCTCTCATTCTTACTTTTTTAGGCTTTGATTTTTTACTTTCCTTTTGCACTTCATCCCGAGACATAGGTAATCCTTTCAACAATTAAGATTTTTAAAGTATATGTCAAAACAAAACCCCCCAACACCTGACAGATCTACCAGCCCCACGGGGTCAAAATCAAAGTAGCCCCCGCGCCAATAAAAGCACAGATGATGGCTAGAGCGATGATGTATAGAAGAGTATTCATGTTCATCCATTCAATCCACTTGAGGTATATCCATCATGTGACTGCTCCCCGCCCGCATTGGACGAGGGTTTACGGCGCATCATCTAAAACCTAGTAAATCTACCAGTCCCAGCCTAATGACGGTGTAGAAATGCAAAACGGTAACCATGTAGCACCCAACAAGAAAGGTGCAAGCGATGAACAGAATGATGTATATAAAACCTTTTATACCTATCTCTCCTACCATGCCGCTTGTAGGCTTGGGATTGGCTACCAAGTATGTGAAGACCAGAACACGCGGCCAATAACTTCAACGCCGTCAGAAAACTCTTCTTTTGTCATCGTTTCATCTGGGTATTCTTCACGGTTTATTGACCGAATTATGACAGTTTGAGGTGTTGCTATGAGAATTTTCACTCTCAGCAGTTCACCTTGCCTTATAGCGTAAGTTTTGCCATCTCTAATGACTGTGTCCTGAGTGTTTACACCAACAACATCACCATCATGTAGTGTTGGCTCCATGCTATTTCCCGTCACTCTAACTACTCGGGCTGCGGCGATCGGGACGCCGACTTTTTTTAGATAGTAATGTCTGAATGTCAAGCCAAACTCTGATGATTCATCGATTACATAACCCCCATTCCCCGCTGACAAAGAAATGTTCAGTAGAGGGACTTCTACATACTCGTCTCTTTCTTTTTCATCTAGGCTTTCCCATTCTTTTACTTTCAAGTGGGAAAACTTAAATGTTGACGCGTTAGGGCTCTGCTCCGTTGCTGGCCCTTCCCGCATTGGTCCGCTACCTTCCTCTAGCCATTCAGGTCTGACGCCAAGAACTTTCGCTATTTGGTACATCTTCCTAGTGTTCTGAGTTTTACCTGTGGTCAATTTCCAAACGCTTGGCTGAGACATACCAATAGCTTGCCCTAGGGATGCTTGCGTATAGCCCCCTTCATTCATCGCGAAATTTAATCTGTCTGCAAAAGTTTCTAGTTTCATAAAGTTAACTTATATAGCCACGGCTATAAGAAATCAAATATCCAAAGATATTTACTTTTTGCATAGCTTTGGCTATTCTTGCTGTAATTAATAACTGGAGGTCTTTTATGAGTAATAAAGCTATCGGCCTAGCTATCGAGATTGTCGGTAGCCAGCAAAAATTAGCGAAAGCTTGTGGTGTCAAGCAACCGTCCGTGTGGGCTTGGTTACACGGAAAGAAAAAAGTATCAGCCGAAAATGCAAAGCGCATTGAGATAGCCACCAATGGCGGCGTTCCTGCTTATCAAATTCGCCCAGATCTCGGAGATATTTTCCCTCACCCAACCAAAGCCGCTTAACCATGCGTACACAGTACCGCATTGATATCGATAGGGATACTAGACGATGAGCAAACCATGTTTAGGCCGCGTAGAGATGATTAACAAGATGGTTGAACACATTGATGGTGGTCGATCTGTTGCAGCTCATCGCCTCGGCTTGACTGAAATGCAGTTTAAAAACCGACTGTATGAGATGAACGGGACTCGGTTCTTTTCTATCGACGAACTCGAATCGCTACAGGACTTTAGCAAGACACACTTTGTGGCCGACTATTTCGCCCAGCGGGCAGGGTGTGCTGCATATCAACTTCCTGAAGTTAGCGAACTGGATAACGTTGAGTTACACGCTTTGAGCCTTTTTGCTGATGTCGTTCGTGGCGAAGTGGACAAGCTTATTCATGAATCTATCAACAATGACGGCGTTATTGACAAGGCCGAGAAGAAGCTCATATGGGAGGCCATCTACAAAGAGATCGCCGCTCGTATTGCTGAGATATCCGCCACCATTCGCGTTAACTCACGAGATCAGTAATTAAGGTAAGGACTTCATGATATGAGAAAGATCATAGCCATTAAAGCTAGACGACCATCCGCACGTGGGGCAATAGAAAGGGAAATCATCAAAACTACTTCCGACCTGTTTAAGACAGTTGGGGCAATACGCCGCCAAGATGTAGCCGCCAGCGGGATTTTTTCTAAAGGCCGCTCCCATGTGTTGGACAAACTCGTCTTTTTCTCGGTAAGCCGCTATTTGCTTCTCAAGTTCTACAAGCTTTTCTTTCGTCTCGGACAGTTCTTTTTGGGCCGATTCGTAGGATTTCAGAACTACGTCCATTTGCTCATAGATGAAGGCAATCCTCTCTCTAAGGACTTCGTTGCTTTGAATTGCGGAAAGGGCGCTGACGGAATTTTTAATGGTGGAGATGAAGAGAGCAACGTCCATGGCAAACCCTTTAAACAGATAAAAGTTAAAGAAAAACCGTGAAGCTGCAACTTCACGGTCTGTTAACCATTTAAAAATAGTTGAGGTTCTAAAACATTATGAACATAAATCAACCAAATAACAAGCCTGTTACCCAGCTTCAGCGCGTTATTGATATCGCCACTCGCGGTTCATTCACTCTCACAGAAATACAGCGCCAGATAAGAAAAGAGTTCGGCCTACACGACCAAGAGACGTCCATCAGCGCCCGCATTCGTGAAGCCACCCAATGCGGCTACAGGAAGACGCGCCAGGCGTTCAAGAACGAGAAAACGGGTCGCGTCCACTATCGCTATCAATTGACGAAGAGGGCGGACCTATGAAGCGCTTAGAAGAACAAGAAAGGCTGCATAAGCACATTATCAGAGACGCCGTTTTATTCCCCCTTGCTAAGCAATGTGAGAAAGCGCGAAAGGCGTTAGAGGAAGCGAAGAAGTCAGTGAAGGAGCATCGACATGGGTAATGTGCTTCAGTTTAAACAAAAGCCCGCGAGAGAGCAGGATAGCGCTGCTAAGGGGTTTGCATTGCTACATCGTAAAATAACTGATGTGCCGTTTTATAAGACTGATTCAGAAGCCGTTCACATGTGGCTTCATGTGATTCTGATGGCTAATTATGCTCCAAAAACAGTTATGACTCAGCTGGGAGAGATTAGCATTGGAAGAGGGCAGTTTATTACTGGCAGAACGTCGCTAGTTACAGAGACCGGCATTAAGTCAGATCGCGTTAAATATCTACTAAATAAGTTCGTAAAACTCGGAATGATTCACATGGAGTCAACCAAGTTTTTTACCAAAATCACGGTCATAAAATATGACGATTATCAGCTAAATTTAGTGCCAACAGAATGCCAACAGAATGCCAACGTTAAATCAGGTATAGCAAGGTGTTCAGAAGAGGTTGTGCCAGCAGAATGCCAACAAAGTGCCACAACTAATGAAGTACTTAATATATCTATTACTAACGTAATAGATTGTGATTCAGCTGGCGCTGATACACCTTCCCAGCAAGAAGTAATTCAACAGACAAATCCGGCCAAGAAAAAATCATCACTAAGCTGCGAGGATGTAGTTTCTGTCTATCACGACATACTGCCTGAGGCTAAGGGCGTTCGTGCGCTGACTGATAGGCGCCGTAACATGATCCGCACGTTTTGGGCGAAGGCTTCAAAAATTACCCGCCAACTTGATGGACAGCCGTTCACGCTGGAAAGCTGGAAGTCATATTTAACTTACGTTGCAACAAACTGCCGCTGGATGTTGGAAGACCGTCAGGACAATCGTTCAGGGAAAACATGGCATAAAAAAGGATTAGATTATTTCCTGAACGATGAGGTCTATTTGCAAGTACGTGAAGGGGGCAAGGATGACCGCTGATTTTATGGTTCCCCCGCATAGTATCGACGCAGAGCAATCAGTGATCGGCTCTGTGATACTTGATGCTCAGAGCGACAGAGTGCAAAAGGTTTTTTCATTCCTGACCCCTGAGATGTTCTACAACCGCCAGCATCGGACGATTTACGGCGTAATGCTCGACATGAATCGAGCAAATCAGACAATTGACTGGCAAACAGTTAGCGGCCGCCTAGAAAGCATGGGCGAAATTGATAACGTTGGTGGTTACGCTTACTTGGCTGAAGTCTCTAAAAACACGCCAAGCACTGCGAATGTATTGGCCTACGCCAATGTGGTGAAAGATAAATACGCTGAACGCACAGCGATAGAGCAGGCCAATAGAATTCTGGAGGTTTTTTATACACCCAGCAGCATGACGACGGCGCAAAAACTTGAACAGTTTCAGTCGCTGGCTATGCAGCTTGATACTAAAACCAAGGCCGGATTTTCACGCGGAGCCGTGCCTTTTGCTGAAGCTTTTGGGCGCTGGGTCGATGTTGTTGATAAGCGTCTGGATGGGGATTCATCGGCCAATGGCCTGACAAGCGGTATTCCATCGCTTGACGCCATGCTTGAACCAAAGCGCATCGTTAAAGGCTCGCTGTTTGTTGTCGGCGCTCGACCAAAGATGGGTAAAGCAATGGCGATGGACGCTAAGATTTTACTCTCAGATGGCGAGTGGACAACTCACGGCGAAATTCAAGTTGGTCAGGAAATCGCATCTGTAGATGGATGTAGATCCGTGGTTACCGGCGTTTTCCCTCAAGGGGTACGCAGAATGTACCAGGTGACATTTGAAGATGGCCGGGTGGTAAAAGCGGCTGATTCTCACTTATGGGAGATCTTATCTTCAAAGTTTAATGGTTCCCGGGTTGTTGATACCGACAAACTAGCGGACATGTTGGAAAAAACTCGTTATCAAGGAAGGATTTGTGTTCCTGCTGTGAGTGGTGACTTTGGGAAAAATACTCAATTAATTGATGGATGGGTATTAGGCGCGCTGTTGGGTGATGGGTCATTAACCAGAGGTGTTAAGTTCACCAACTCAGAAGATTATATTCTTAACAGAATGGCTAATAGCATTTCGCCTCTTAGATTTGTGAAAGTGGCGGAAAATGACTATGTGATCACTAACAAAAAAGGCTGTAAAAATCCACTTCTTGAACGACTGCGTAATTTCGGTCTGATTGGCAAAACGGCATCTCAAAAAGAAATCCCTGAATTTATTTTTTCATCAAACAAAGAAACCCGAATTGGCGTTATGGCTGGACTGTTAGAAACAGATGGCTGGGTTGAAAAATTTGGCTGCATTCGATTTTCATCATCAAGCAAGGCTCTCGCGGAAGGATTAGTTAGGCTAGTTCGCTCTCTCGGTGGAGTAGCACGTGAAACGTTGCGTTCTGACATTGCTTACACCTACAAAGGTGAGGTGCATCAAGGACTAGACGCACACATGGTAAGTCTTCGACTGCCAGATTCAATTTTGGCAAGGATCGAATCTCCTCGCCTCCGTGAGAATTTAGGTGTCAATAGACTAGGTAATCGTGGCGTTGGAATTAAGTCAGTTATAGAAATTTTACCGGAAGAATGCCTTTGTATCATGGTATCTCATCCTAGCCACCTATATGTGACAAATGACTATATTGTTACTCACAACACCACCCTGTATCTGAAGATGGCTATTCACTGCGCCACTGAAGAAAACCTACCCGCAATTATGTTCAGCCTTGAGATGCCAGAAGAGCAGATTGTAGAGCGCTCTGTGTCTCAAATCTCAGGCGTTAGCCCTTCAAACTTCTATCTCGACGGATACGACGATAACCGCTTTGCGTTGGCCTCCGCTAAGGGGCTAAGTCTCGCGGAGAACAGGAATCTCTACATCGACGACACGCCGGGCTTATCTCTTGCTCATATCGTCTCTGAAAGCCGCCGAATCAAGCGTGAGCGTGGTGCAGTAGGAATGGTTCTAGTTGACTATTTGACCCTGATGAAAGCCGAGAAAGCCGAGCGTAACGACTTAGCATACGGAATCATTACGAAGGGCTTAAAGGCTTTAGCAAAAGAGCTTAATTGCGTTGTCGTGCTGCTAACGCAACTTAACCGAGACCTTGAGAAACGAACCAACAAACGCCCATTACCCAGCGATTCACGCGACACAGGACAGATAGAGCAGGACTGCGACTACTGGCTGGGCATTTACCGAGAGGGCGCTTACGACGAGAACGCGAACCAACAAGACACGGAATTACTCCTTCGCTTAAACCGCCACGGCGAAACCGGTGTTGTGTATGCCGAGCAGAGGAATGGTGCGATTTATGACGTAGACCAAGCAACAGCAAAACAAGCAAGAGAACAGAGCCAAAACGAGCAACCGAGGCGTTACGCGAAGAAAGGGGGATTTTGATGAACAAACAAACCTTTTATCTAGTAAGCGAACAGGTTCGATCTAATGCCATCGATTCAATACGCAATCAGCCACTTGATAGCAAGAGTCCGCTTGAAGTGGTCATTCAGGAGCCTAAAAGAACCAAATTACAGAATAGCAAGATGTGGCCGTTGCTAAAGGACATTTCAGAACAGGTTATTTGGTTTGGTAATCGCTATGACGAGGAAGACTGGAAAGACCTGATTACTGATTTAGTGGCAGAAACAAAGAGACAGGAACGCCGACAAGCACCAGGCATCACGGGCGGCTATGTCAGATTCGGCCACCGAACCAGCAAAATGCGTAAGTCAGAAATGATAGAGGTAATCGAGGCTGCGTATTGGTTCGGAACAGAGAAAGGTGTCGTTTTCAGTGAAAAGTCAAAACAAGAGATTGAGTGGGCTAAACGGTTCGGCGATCGGAGGGCTGCGTGATGAAAACCAACGCCGAACTGAGCAGAGAAATCGACTATACGCCGCTCGGATATCGTGATTGCAGTGAAAAGGAATGGTGCTTCAGAGGGACTAATGACTTTTTCGATACGTGCCGGTTAGCGCTGAGCCACGAAAAGCGTGGGTGGTATCGCCGAGCGATAAAACTATGGGAGCAGGCCGGAGTGATGACAAAGAGCTTAAGAGGGAAGCAGTACGCCATTAATCACAGCATCAGGCTTAGCGCTGCTCTTGATGAAAGGGCAAAAATGATGGAGGTTGAGCTGTGACAGATATAAAGCGGAGTCTAAAGCCAAGAAAAGAATACGACTGCCCCATTTGCGGCAACAAGTTCGTAAAAATGCGCATCGGTCAAAAGGTCTGTCAACGTGGACAGTGCGCCTTAAAGTTCGTCAGGCAAGAGAAAGCGCGGAAGGAAGAGAAAGAGATTAGGAAGGCGTTAAAGGCTCGCAAAGCCGCGCTGAAGCCGTACAACGACCACGTAAAAGCGACGCAGAAAGTTTTCAACGAGTATATCCGGCTGCGCGACGCCGATTTTCCCTGTATCAGCTGCGGACGCCATCACGAAGGCCAGTATCACGCTGGCCATTTCAAGACGACGGCGGCGCGGCCAGACCTCCGATTTAACGAAGATAATGTTCATCGCCAATGTCAACCCTGCAATCTGTATCTATCAGGAAACATCGACAAATACCGGCCTGCATTGATTGGAAAAATTGGGCTCAAAAGGGTAGAGGCGCTGGAGGTGGTGCCGAAGCCGCACAGACCGTCGGTGGAAGAGTTGAAGGGTATTCGCGAGTTTTACCGGCACAAGATTAAACAGCTGAAAGAGGTGAGGGCAGCGGCATGAAAGATATCAAAGACCTGTTGACCGCCTGGGGCAACACGAATAGCGACAAAACAGGGACTGAGTATGCATCTAAGGCCGTCGGAATCGAAGGCGCGGACAGGGAAAGCGAATACCGACCAACGCTTGGTGATGATGAGTTTCAGAAAGTAGACGCCGCTGTTTGCCATCTCAAGCAGTACAGCATTGAAGAGTACAACATCGTTTGCCTGACCTATGTTCACCATATTTCTATCAAGGTTATTGGTAAACACATGGAGCGTAGTAATAGCTATGTGAAGGAGCGGTTAGGTAAGGGGGAGTACTTTATCGCGGGAATGCTTCAGATGATGAAAGCAGCCGCATAGTTGACTAATTCAGATGTTCGGGGCTATAGTCACCAAACGCCAGCAAAATCTGGCGTCGGGATTGAGACCCCGGATATCTGAAAAGCGCACAGCCGCGCTAAGCGGTTTTTTTGTGCACGATGCATGACCATATCCAAATAATGGTGGGGCGTGCAGGGGAGCCGAAAGGCTCGCCGGGTCCTTTTCAGCCGGTAGTCTCAACCCTGTACGTCTCACCACCCTAAGATTGAGACCTGACGGTGGTGATAATTCTTTACTGAAGAGGAATATCCCCATGACGACGCGAATTACTGCTGAAACTCTTTCTCCAATCGCCTATAACCAAATCCCAGTCATCACTACTGAATTGCTGGCGCAGCTTTATGGTGCAGATGAGAATAACATTCAACAAAACCATAAGCGCAATGCAGGGCGCTTCATCGAAGGAAAACATTTCTTTAAAGCCACTGGCGAAGGGCTTAAAAGTTTGCGACTGACAATAAGTCAGTTACAAATCTCCCCCAAAACCCGCAGCCTCATCCTCTGGACAGAGCGCGGAGCAGCCCGCCACGCTAAGATGCTTGAAACCGACCAAGCATGGGAAGTCTTCGAAAAACTTGAGGACTGCTACTTCAATCAGCGTCAAGAGTCACAGGTTGCTGTTGTCGCAATTACCCAAGAAGAACGCGACGCTTACAACATCAATGCGCTGATGTCCCACTACCGGCTCATCTACACCGAGTGGAAGGAGAGCATCTACCCAGCACTTAAAAAGATGGAATCCCCGCTCGCCAGCCGCTTATGCAACCACTACCAAGATGGCTTTGCCTTTCTCATGCATCTTGAGAAGAGCCTGAACAGCAGGCTCACCAGCGGCCAACGGCCACGCATCTACTAAATGCTTGACGCTCGAACGTTCGCACGGTATATTCTGTTATAGTGAACTAGTTGTATCGGTTGCACTAACGAACATTTCAAACCTCGCTCCGGCGGGGTTTTCTTTTTTGGAAGGTGCCGCTCAGGAAGGGCGCATTGTCAGAGCCCACACCTCCCCAGTCGCAGGCAATCGTTAGTACCTGCATACCGGCGGGGGCGTGGCATTATAAAAAGGCCGCTCATAGGCGGCCTTGGCTCTATAGTTTAATGTAGCGTTATGCGGCCATTCTCTGTGCCATGCTCATTACAAAGTCGTAACCTGCACAATAAGCTGAAAATGCATCTCTATGTCGAACTGAGCCAGCTTGGCTGTAGGGAAGATTGGCAAGAACTGAATCGTCCTTTGACTTCTTGATTCCTAGCATGGCGTGTTGTTTTCCCAGCTCGAAGGCGCAGCCGGCGCATTTATCAGGTGCGCCGTAAAACCCCGTCCTTCAGGGCGGGGAGGATGTCAAGTAAATGACGAATTTCAAGCCCTGACACCTGTCGGGGCTTTTTCGTATTTAGCCCCAGCCAAACGCCAACACACACCCTCATATACTCAGTGGCTACGACTGAGGGCTAACCCTATTAATCAAATGGACGCCTCTTGTGAATGGGAGGTGCGTATATGCGTATGCACAACAACTATCGCGACTTTTTCGCGGCTATGGCGGCGTGGTACTCGGCGAACTCAAGCTGGGTAAACGGCGGAATAATTGCCGCCACCCTGACGTTTTCGCGGGTCATGTACGGCGGTGGAAAAATAAAGGCGGCGTTTGTTGATGCCGCCATTACCGGTGTCGTTGCTGTCACATCAACGCCTGTAGTTACACCGATGATTGTCAGGGTAATAGAGAGCTTCCCGTTGATGAGCGGCGTTCTGACGCCCGTTGACCAGCGAGACCTTGAGCTTTTTGTCTTTGCCGCTATCGGCGGGTTGGGGGCGAAAGTTATTCGCGAAATCGGAATGGCGCTGCTGAGGCGCGGTAAGTCTATTTTGCTGGCGGTAAAGGGAGAGCGTGATAATGGGTAGCTTCAAATTCAGCAATCGCAGTGAAGAGAATTTACGCGGCGTCAATCCTGAGCTTGTTAAAGTCGTCCGTCGTGCACTGGAACTTACTGAGCGAGACTTCACTATCATTGAAGGTAAGCGAACAGAAGCCCGCCAGCGCCAGCTAGTGATGAATGGCTCATCAAAGACAATGAACTCGCGCCATCTAAGCGGGAATGCTGTTGACCTGCTGCCGGTCGGCGCTAACTGGAATAGCCATAACGACTGGATGCCGGTACTCAATGCGATGCATAAAGCAGGTTGTGAGCTGGGTGTAAATTTGCGGTTCGGTATTACGTGGACAGATAACCCGAATGACCCGCCAGCTAAGTTCCTCGACGCTCCGCACGTAGAGATACCGGCATGACGAGTTTGCGAGCAATGTTGACGCTGGCCGCCACTGCGGCTTTTTTTATTCTTATCTCGGCCATCTGCTATCTCTGGTCTGTCAACGGACAGCTTGAAAGCGATAACACCGCGCTTACTGCTGAGCTAAAAGCTGCGAACGGCACTATCGAGAAGATGAACGCAGCACAGCGCCATGCGGCGGAGCTGGACAAGCGAGTAACGGAGAAACTACATGCTTCCGAATCTGAAAATGACCGTCTTCGCTCTGAGCTTACCGCTGCTAATAAGCGGCTGCGCATCAAAGCCAAATGTCCAGCCACCTCCACCGGCAGCGTGGTCAATGACACCGCCGTCGAACTCTCTCAAGATGCTGGACGAACTGTTTTCGATATCAGGGCAGAAATCATCAGAGACAGGGCAAAAATAGAGTATTTGCAGAGCTACATCACAAACGTTTGTCTATCTCAATAACGGGGGTGGTCAATCTTAATGGCTGTGATGACAGCAAGTCAGCTATCACTGTTGAGAAACAGCGGGAAGCTGGCGAACACAACGCCTCGCATTAGCGGGGCTTTTTTATCAGAAGACGAAGAAGGAAAAGAAGAATGTTTACAGTAAAAACGATTATCAATGGTGTGACGCACATCTGTGAGTTGCCAAGCATCACTATAGCTAGAGCTGACTCAGAGCGATTTAATGACGTGCTGGCGCAAACTAACGACCATTCGAACCCAGACTTTGCAATTTGGCTACCGGCGGTATACGAAGATGCTGAGGGCACAAAGCCGCTACAAGAAGAAGAACTAATCGTCAGCGAACGCGCCGACGTTCTTGATGAAGACGCTATCGCCATTCTGATCAAGGACTATGAAAGTCCTATTAGTGCTCGGCATCAGGCGTTCGATGGGGTTCAGTATCAATATATCTATCCAGGCGACCAAGTGTATGTCATGAACTCCCACGGGGCCACGATTGAAGCAGTGAAGTAAGCCAATAAAAAGCCCCTCCGGAGAGGGGCGATAACTAATCTATTTATCGCTGTATGAAAACGACATGGTGATGATATCGAATGCAGGCGAATGAACAAGCTCCGTCGTTCAAATCTTCGAGACGTTACGCAGTTTATAAAATTCTATAGCGCCTGGGTGTATTGCGGGAATTTTAGAATTTTATATAACTCTGATGGCTTCGTGGTCTCCAAATTCCCCAGTGTTTTATTTTATCACCCAGCACAATATTCCATTCAGGCCGCTTTCGCGGTCTTTTTTATGTCCAGAGGTAAGCCATGGCTACGGGTTCATTGATTTACAAAGTATCGGTAAAACCAAAAATGAAGTGGGTTTTTGTTGCTGAGTCGCTCCTCCACTTCAACTGGCTAATTTATAAGTGCCTCACGATGGAGTTGGTGTTTGAAAGATGCGCTTCTTTGGAGGCTAGTCAGTGAAGCTATCAATCATCCTCCTGGCTGCTCTTCTCGCAGGATGCAACGCTGCGTCTTATCGTCACGCCGAAGGCAATAATATCACACTAATTAACGTCAAAGCCGGAGCCGTGGCAACAGTCACCGACGGCGAAAAGACAATCACGCTCGATGCTATGGGTGTGTGTAAAAGAGAATGAAAATGGCGACCATGGCCGCCAGGCTCGCTATTGTATCTTTGAATAAGATAGGGACGCATTAAATGGCGGATGAATTGAGGTAGATGACTCAACCTCGTATTTGGCTACGGTCTCCCCAGATTCGTTTACTTCTTCAAATATATAGACGTCAGTATCCTGGCCTCTTCTTGAGCCTTTCCAGTTAACGGAT